TCAGGAGTATCATTTGATGATGCAAACGAGTCTTTCACTGCTCGATACAACCATGAAACCATTGCTTTGGCTTTTGCGATCACAGAGGAAGCCGTAGAGGATAATCTCTATGACCGAATCTCTGCGAGATATACAAGAGCACTTGCCCGATCAATGTCTCACACAAAGCAGGTAAAAGCTGCGGCCGTTCTCAACAACGCTTTTGACTCTTCCGTAACTGGTGGAGATGGAAAAGAGTTGTGTGCCACTGATCACCCGTTGATCAATGGAGGAACTTTTTCAAACGAACCGTCAACTGCCGCTGACCTTAACGAAACATCTTTGGAAGATGCGTTGATTAACATCGCAGGTTTCGTAGATGAGCGAGGTCTAAAGGTAGCACTGCGTGGTACAAAATTAATAGTTCCACGACAGTTGCAGTTCGTTGCGGAGAGGCTTACAGCTTCAACACTACGACCAGGATCATCAGACAATGATGTGAATGCTATTCAGTCCAGAGGAATGATGTCACAAGGCTATGCCGTGATGGACTTCTTAACAGACTCAGATGCGTTCTTCATCTTGACTGATACTCCAAGAGGTTTCTTACATTTTGAAAGAACACCTTTGTCAACTAACATGGAGGCTGACTTCGATACAGGCAACATGCGTTATAAGGCTCGTGAGAGATATTCCTTCGGTTTCTCTGATCCTAGATGTGTGTTTGGGTCACCTGGAGCCTAGGCTTCATGTCTTTCCTCCAAACTTTAAAGGGCGAGTAAAATCGCCCTTTATTTTTGTGTAAAAGTAATCTACTATTAATTATATTAACCTTGACAGTCACATTATGTGACTGACATTTGCCAAGACAAGGAGAATCACATGGCTAATACAACTTTTTCAGGTCCAGTCAGATCTGAAGGTGGTTTCAAAACCATCAATAAAAGCACCACTACTGGTGCTGTAACTGAAACTGGTTTTTCAGTAAATGCAACAGGTCAACTTATATCTATGGGTACAAGAAAGATACAATCTTTCGCGGGAACCCTTGCGAGCACAAACGCTGCTTCAACAGCGTACGCAGATGGTGATTGTCTTGTAGAATTAGGAACATTAAACGTAGATGCTCCTGATGATCTGGTAACTCCATCAAAGATATTTGTACACAGAGCGTTGATTGGAATTACCACAGCAGCAGGTCAAACCCTTGCGGGTAACCTAGCGTTAAGCTCTACTTCTGGAACAGCTACAAACGCTGCTGTATCAGGTACAGAGATTGTAGGTGCAGGTGTAACAGCCTTTCACGAGCAATTAAGTGCCACGCAGTCTATTACAGAGATTGATGTTAACTTCAACAATTCAGCAGGTAACTATCACATCTTCGTGCCAAACGTAACGGCAGCTGTTGCAAATGTGCATCTATATGCTAGAGCCACTACAACAGTAAACGCGGATATCACAGCAGGTAGGTTTACAGTAGAGCTAGAATACTCAGTATATTAAGGAGGTCAACATGGCTGATGCAGTAGCCTCACAAACGATAATTGATGGCCCTAAACAAGTTGTAATGAAGTTCACCAACATAAGTGACGGCTCTGGCGAAAGTGCTGTAACTAAGGTTGATGTCAGTGCTTTAGCTAAAGGCACGGACGGAGCGACATGCACGGGGGTTTCTATTGAACAGATATGGTGGCAGTGCACAGGAATGCGAGTAAGTATTTTCTTTGACGCTACATCGGATGTTCTGGCGATACAACTTGGCGAGAACCAAAGTGGTCATCATAATTATACAGACTTTGGCGGTATCCCTAATAACGCGGGTAGTGGTAAAACTGGTGATATTCAGTTTACAACTGTTGGTCACGATAACACAGACACATACACTGTTATCTTAGCCATGCGTAAGAATTATGGCTGAGCGTAAGCGGGATAAACAACCACCTAAGACAAAGAAGTATTTCCGCTCCACTAAAAAGGGAGCGGGAATGACTAAAGCAGGTGTGTCTCGATATCGTCGAGAGAATCCTGGTAGTAAGTTAAAGACGGCTGTTACGAAGAAAAAGAACTTAACAGCTAAAGACAAGTCAAGACGTAAGTCTTACTGTGCTAGAAGTGCAGGTCAAATGAAGAAGTTTCCAAAGGCGGCAAAAGATCCAAACAGCCGTTTGAGACAAGCTAGAAGACGGTGGAGATGTTGATGAAAGAAGTAATAGTAGGTGTCACCACAATGGGAGTCTTTGGTGTTTTGTCTTGGATGGCAGTCACTTTAATCACTCTTGACAAAAGGACTGAGGTCATGTCCGTAAAAATTCAACAGAATAACGATATGCTAAAGCCTCTTTGGGAGGACTTTATTAGGAGGAGTGCAACGTATGGCAATAAGGAGATCAAACATGGCGAAGCAAGTGTCAAAGTCTGGAAGTAAAAAAGATGCGTGTTACCATAAGGTGAAATCTCGCTATAGGGTTTTTCCTTCAGCGTACGCTTCCGGTGCCATTGCAAAATGTAGAAAGGTTGGAGCAGCCAATTATGGAAAGTCCACAAAAAAGAAAGCTATGGGTGGAACTATAGAGGCAGATCAACCAAGAAAAAGACCTTTACCAACAGGGTATAAAAATGGTGGTAACATTATTATTGCCAGAGGCTGTGGTATGGTCGAAGGAAAGAAGAGAAAGAAAACTGTGTTGGCATAATGGCTGTTCGTAAGACAAAAAAGGGACTTGCCCTCAAGAGATGGTTTAAAGAGGACTGGAAAGATGTTCGAACAGGTAAGGCGTGTGGCAGACAAAAAGGAGAAAAGAGGGGTACTCCCTATTGCAGACCTTCTAAAAGGGTAAGCAAAAAAACCCCTAAAACGGCTTCCGAGATGACGGCTTCTGAAAAAAGAAAAAGGATATCTCAGAAGAAGAGAATTGGTCAACCTGCGGGTAAACCAAGAAGAGTGCAATCATTAAAGAGGAGAAAAACAAAATGATTCGACAAAGAAAAAAAATGGCTATGAAGAAAAAGGGCGGTCGTATTGCTATGAAGAGTAAAGGCGGTCGTATTGCTATGAAGAGTAAAGGTGGCAGAATCGCTATGAAGAAAAAGGGCGGTCGTATTGCTATGAAGAATGGTGGTGCTGCTATGACTGTAGCAGCGGCAAAGAAGTTGCTCATCAAGAACGGCTTTACAGTAACAAAGAAAAAGAAGTAATGAATGGCTTATTTACAAAGCAACATCCCACACTTCAAGTGTTGGGTGCGGAGAGAATATACTCACAATCACGAGAAATATCATGGGGAATTTCTACACGCTATGGCGATTGCAGTTACAACCATGCCGAACAGATGTCTAAGTTTTCAAATTGTTTTCACTGGATGTGAAGTAGATGATGAAGAAGACGCACAGAACGTACATGGAGGAGCGATGTGGGCAAGGATGCCTATAACAGCCTTGGCAGGAGACTTCGATTTTGAAGAGTTTCCACAGCCGATGCCTACATATCTAGCACAACCTTGGGATTGTGCCTCACATCACCATGCGGTATATACTCTTGATAGAGCAACACCATGTCCTTGGATGGCAAAAATAGGAACAGAATTTGTTCCTGCAAAGTATTTGTTTACCGTGGATTATACAGACAGCGAGATAGCAGATGACCCCGCACAGCATAAACAGAGTCATGTTTTGCAATTACTAGATGCAGATGTCTATACGGGTAATATTGTAGCTTTACCTAACAATCGTGTAAGAGTTACGCATCCTGCTTGGTTTGAAACGGGTGAAGGTCCTCCAGACTTTAAACCGTCTCAGCATATACACTACTCAAAGTCTGATCTTGATTATGTATTGGACGTTAACCAAATTTTTGATAATATGTACGCGAGTGATGAAGGGGACAAGTAAATGGCAACATCTAGCTCTAGAGATTTTGATCTTGACGTAGCTGAAATTATTGAAGAAGCCTATGAACGATGTGGTCTAGAGGTTAGGACGGGATATGATGCCAAGTCTGCTCGACGATCTCTTAATCTTATGTTTGCAGATTGGGCAAACAGAGGATTGAATTTATGGACTGTGACACAAGCGACACAGTCTTTAACCTCTGGAACAGCAACGTATACCTTTACGAACAATTTTACTGATCTTTTGGATGTGGTTATAAGGGACTCAAATAGCACAGATTTTTCTATAACAAGGATTTCTAGGAGCGAATACTTAAACATCCCCAATAAAACCTCGACGGGTCGTCCTAGTCAGTTCTTTTACGATAGGCAAGTGACTCCTACAATTAATTTGTGGCCCACACCAGATTCGTCTAATCTCACTTTGGTATACTATTTTGTTAATAGAATACAAGATGCTGACACACTTCAGAACACGACGGATGCCCCCTTTCGTTTTCTTCCTTGTATGGTAGCGGGTTTAGCGTATTATATTTCGTTAAAGAAAGCTCCCGAAAGAACACAGCTACTAAAAGTTGTGTATGAAGAGGAGTTTCAACGAGCGGCAGATGAGGATGAAGATAGAGTATCTCTTAAATTACAACCTAGTATACAGTATTTGAGGACAACGTAATGCCTAGATACGCATCAAATAGAAGAGCTTACGGAATATCTGATAGGTCTGGTTTTCGTTATCGTCTACGAGACATGCGTATGGAATGGAACGGATTGCTTGTTGGTAAGGACGAGTACGAAGCAAAGCATCCTCAATTAGATCCTTCTAGAATCATAGCTGATCCTCAAGCATTAAGAATATCACGACCAGACACAGCAGAAGAAACAACAGCTTTTGTTGTGTATACGAACTCTGGAGACGGTATTATAGGATTTAAAATGGACACATTTGAGGCAACAGCAAGTCTTGGAACGGTGACGGTGACAACATCATGAGCTTTACATTTGCAACATTAAAGACAGCTATTCAAGATTACACAGAAAACACAGAGACGACTTTCACAAATCATCTTTCTGATTTTATAAAAGGAGCCGAAGAGCGTATATTTAAAACGGTTGATTTAGACTTCTTTAGAAAGAATGTAAGTGCTTCTACTACCTCTAGTAATAGATTTCTAGCGGTTCCTAGTGACTATCTAGCTTCTTTTAGTTTGTCCGTCACGAGTTCTAGTAATAAAAGTTTTTTATTACAAAAGGACGTAAACTATATCGAAGAGTATAATCCAAATGCGTCTACCACGGGGGTGCCACAGTATTACGCTCTGTTTGATGTAGAAAACTTTATTTTGTCACCTACACCAGATCAAGCCTATTCAGTGGAACTTCATTATTACTTTAGACCAAACAGCTTAACTGCGGGATCGGACTCTGGAACCACCTGGTTAAGTACAAACGCTCCTTTTGCTATGCTGTATGGAAGCTTGATTGAGGCGTATGTCTTTATGAAAGGTGAACCAGACGTAATGAAAATGTATAACGATAGATTTATGGAGTCGTTACTAAGATTAAAAGAGTATGGAGAGGCTCGTGAGAATGCTGATGCGTACAGAAGAGGACTACCAGAAAGGCCCAGAACATAATGCTTATGGAAATGAAAAAAGAACCGATAGTCGAGGTTCACACCTCTGACAATAGAGGGTTCACTCCAGAAGAGATAGCCAAAAGATGTGTTGATAAAATAGTAGAGGTGGGAGATAACGCTCCTCCCGTTATACGCGACCAGGCGAGAGCGTTTAAAGATCATTTAGAGAAAGTTATAGCGTTTTATATGAAAGAGGCTATAAACTCTGATAGAGTAACAGTGTATAATGCAATTAAGGACGCGGGGTATGAT